ATTCCTCCGTCTGCTGACCAAGATGGGCTTAAAGTCACTCAAGCCGATATACACCTCACGATGCAAGAAGGCATCTATCAGTGGCAAAAACAAGCCAACACCAAGAACGCTCGTCTTAACGGACTCATTAGAGCGCCCTATAACACAGGTAAATCCCAACAAGTGCCTATTGGGTTGTCCGCCTACTTAACGACCCGTAAACACGAGCTAGAAACGCTTATTGTATCAGCAGACGGAGGAATATCTACGAAGAGGATATTATCTCTAAGAGCCTTATTTCAGAGTGATATGTACCGCTACTGGTGCAGGGAACACAACTTTAACCCTGTTGAGTTTGACCGCACCGATACGGGTTCTACGCAGCGCATCATTGTTAAGAGCCGTAACCGCACAGGGAACCCTACGTATGAGGCGTATGCGGTACTCACCCAAACGACAGGTCAACGTGCTGGGGTCTTGATTCTTGATGACGTGTGTAACGATGAAGACCGCATCTCTACAGCGAGAAGAGAAACGGTTTGGAACAAGGTGTCCAACACATGGATTAAGCGTGTTCACGATAAAGGTATTGTTTTAGCGGTTTGTACGCCCTATCATCCGAATGACGCTAACAGCCGTCTGATGAAGTCGGGCATCTTTAACGTACTACAAATATCCGTCAAAGAAGACAAGACGGGTTACCTAGTAGAGGAGTGGAACAACTTTGGAAAGTAAAACGTGCAACAAATGTCATATTGAAAAGCCACTATCGAGCTTTCACAGGAACGCATCACGAAAAGATGGGTACAGAAAGGAATGTGCTAAGTGCAGAAACAAGGTTAGACGACAAGTACACAAAGATACATATTCTTACAAGGTTGAACGAGGCATGGTGTACTGCGTGGAGTCTGAGGGGTTCTTTAAGGTGGGAGTTACGAGACATGGTATGCGCAAACGCCTGCAATCCATTCAGACGGGCAACCCATTTGAGGTTAAACTGCTATGGGCAAAAAGAACAAACGACATGGGTAAATACGAGCGTATGATTCACCAACAGCTAAAAGACAGTCACGTAAGGGGCGAGTGGTATGCCATCCCTAAAGTCTTAGCCAAAGAACTTAAAAATATAGTAACGCACGATGATGTTTAGCAACACAAAAGAAAAACCAAAGGTATTTATGTACGCTCGCTTTAGTATTGATGTATATCAAGAAGAGGTGGATGCTATTGAGGGTAAAATGAACGAGTTTCTTGACATGATAGATGCTGAAGTGGTTGAACAGTACTGGGAGATTACTGAGCGAGACTCTACTAAGATTCACGACATTATTAAGGATTGTAGCAAGAACAACTGGAACCTCTTAACTTACGACCTTAAAACATTACACAAGTACAAATCAGGTGCATTATCTATCATACGAGAGGGTGACGAAGTTGGGGTTCCTGTTTTCTTTATAGATGGGCAAACCGTTATGGAAGTCTTGATGGCTGGATTATGAGAGAGCCTGACAGAGTATGGGAAATCCCGTTATGGGAAACTAATCACAGTAAACAACGTTTACTACAGGAAGAGGCAATGGACTTTCTATCCTACAAGCTCGGTTATGAGATGCAGGAAGAAACGGATGACCCTACACGTAAAGCATACAAACACTTCGATGGATACAATCACTACCCTGACGGAAACCTTACAGCACTCGACTATGATAGCACTTTACCTGTGTGGTTATGTGCTGATTTTAATCGTAGCCCACATTGTTGGGCGCTCCTACAGGTTACAAAAGCACGGAACGGACTTAAAAGGTACATTATTTTCGATGAAATCTTTAGTAAAGAGGCTCTTACCACCGAACAAGCCCAAAAAGCAGTAGCTACCCTCCAAAAATGGGGCATTCCTAGGGTTTTATTAGCTGGAGACAACACTTCCAACCAAAAAAGCGGAAATTATGGTCGTATAGGCAAAAATGACTGGGATTATGTCCGAGAAGTCCTTGAAGAAAACAATATTGCCTATAAAAACGAGCTAGACATCCAAAACCCTAAAAGAAAAGTGCGAGTGGACAAGGTAAACAACGTAATTTACGCTGGAGACAACGGAGAAAGGCGTTTATTGGTTAATACAAGGTGCGAGCACGTCATAAAGGACTATATGTACTCCATCGTAAACGACAAAGGGCTAAAAATCGACAATGGAGATAGGGGGCACATGTCGGATGCGACAGATTACGCTATTTGGCGTAACGAGCGAGGTAATGCAACGCCTATGTATGTGCTGCGCTAAGACCTTTTAATAGACTTGGCTCGTTTACCCATTCCAACACGTTGCTTTTCACGTACCGCTTTCTTGCCCTCTCCACGTTTACGTAGTTCTTGCCACGTTACTGGGGTCTTAGAGGAAACCTTAACGGTAGGTCGGCACTTTTTTACGCCCTTGAACTTAGCAGAACCGCACGTTTGACCGTCTTGGGTCTTCCATTTCTCTTTCATCCATCGGGCTACGCCAGTCTTACCAGACTTTGCTCCTTTGTATGTACCACCCCTTTTCTTGTATTCCTTTACTATCCACGCAGAAGCATACGCACTAGGGAATATCTTGAACTTACGTTTAGCCTCAGACTTAACTCGGCTATATAGGGCTTTATTGGTGGGTTCATTTGCCATAATTACGTCAAACTTATGGCTGAATTACATTAAATTTCAATACCAATGTCTTTTCCGTACAATGCTAACTTAGTAGACTGCAACTCTTTCTTTTTAGGCTTTTTGTACTTGTTAAGTAAGTCTATTGCTTTAATAGGTTCAAACACTCTTACTTTATTAGTATTTAAGGTCAAGCACAATACAACGTAATCAGATAGCAGCGGATTTTTTACTAACGGGTCATTCTTTTGAAACATCCAAGACAACCCAAAACGCTCAGCCTGTTTGAGTAGCTGACTTTTCACGTGTAGGTTGTGTGCGTTATTTAAAATCATGTCTGCGCCATACGATTTATTTCTACCCTTGTATATAGCTAAATCTGGCTTCGTACAATCTTGATTTATCTCCGTATAATTCAACCACACGCCCCATTCGGCTAATTTACCGTAGTAAATGTCTTGCTTAATCTTTTGAGCATCTTCCTGACCCCTTCTCTTGTACTCTGCTTTATTGGTGCGATAACACTTTTCTGCAAAGTCAATGATTTGCAACTTATACGTATTATCCATGGTTATTTCTTTGTACTTCATAGGCGTTAAGTTTAGTATTGAATCTTGAGGTAATATACGCATATTTTTGTCACTATGAAAAAGAAAGACCCTAGACTAGAACGAGCTGGTGTGTCGGGCTACAACAAGCCTAAGCGTACTCCGAATCATCCAACGAAGTCTCATGTGGTGGTTGCAAAAGTAGGCAGTAAAGTGAAGACCATTCGTTTTGGGCAACAAGGGGTGTCAGGTGCGGGAAAAAACCCTAAGACTAAGGCTCAAAAAGCTAGACGTAAGTCTTTCAAGGCTAGACACGCAAAGAACATAGCCAAAGGACGTATGTCAGCAGCTTATTGGGCTAATGAGGTAAAGTGGTGATGTGTTATGCCTCTACAACGTGGTTCATCTGCAAATATTATCGCTAAAAACATTCGACAACTCATAAAAGAGGGCTACACTCGCCAGCAGGCGGTTGCTATAGCCCTACAATACTCCAGAAAATAATGATAGATACTTCCCGATTGTATTCCGTATCACTTGATGTTGTTGAAGACATCATAATGAAAGAGTCAAGACACCCCTACTATAGCGTAGCGCTTGACCGAGCCAAAATCATGAACAGTTGGTTCCAAGCGGAGTATGACGAGTACACAGCCATTTCTAGCACCGTATTTTCAGATAAGTCTTACATTATAGAGCAATCAACCATTGAGTCTGATGACGAGTACAGAGAGCGCTTAAAGCGCATGAAGCTGTTTCCGTTAGAGCAGAAGTTTCTATCAGCGCAGCAGCGCATCTATGACGAGAACAACGTGAATAGGATGTATCCTGAAAACAAATCCTTTTGGAATTGGAAAGAGTCTAACTTTGACGATGCAGGTTGTTCTATTACCGAGTTTTATCGAGATAAGGTTCTTTTCGTAAAAGAAGTCTTAGGTTTCGGCGCCGTAGTCACCGACCTAATGATGGATGGAGACGGCAACCCTGTAACCGACCAGGACGGCAACGTAGTTCCTTATAACTTTGTTGTAAGACCCCATGAGTTGTGGAACTTCCAAATGAAACAGGGCGTACTAACGTTACTCGTTACTAGACAGATGTACTACGACCTAGAAGGAATTAAAAAATTTAAGTGGACAGCGTACACGCCCGAATATATTTGCGTGTATGAAGACGTGAATGGTAAGAAAGAAAAGAAACTAGAAATACCCAATCCATTTGGTGAAGTACCAGCCACCTTGTTAAAAGGGCAAACCGATGCAAACAGCTCCTTTATTATTGGTAAGCCTCGTAGATATTCATTAAAAGGTATGTACCTAGCCGCATCTGAATTGTTTTATGACCTCAAGAAAGGTTCGGAACTTTTTGGACACCCCATACCTGTTCTTACAGACTCCATTGTTCGTTCTTTAGCAGGAGTCGCTGATGACGACAAGTATGATTCTCGCACGATTAAAGAAGGGGTGGGCATGGCTATTATCATTCCTGATGACCAGCAAATCCCTAACAATATGCTGTACCAAGCGGATATGTCAGGGTTACAACACCTTAGAGACGTAATTTTCAATGACTTGATGTCTATGATATTCTTATTGGCTCAAGTCAGAGACAAGTCCGTTGTTAAGTCAAACGTATCTGGTTCAGCTAAGAGATTCGACAACGTAGAGGAACAAGGATTGTTAGCGGCTACGGCTATGGACATGGAAAATATAGAGACGCAGGTCATCCGAAGAATGGCTAAGGTTCGTGACGAGTCTTACGAGGACTACATGATTACCTACAGCAAGCATTACGACTTGTCTAGCGCTGATGAGATATTTTCCGACATCACGGAGGGCATGCAGTATCACGCACTAAGCCTACCGCTCATGAAGAAATTAACGAGCGAATACATGCGCAAGCGCTCTATGCCTCAAGAAGATATAGACGAGGTAATGCGTCACTTCGATGAGTACGGGATGCCTAAAACAGCTACGGACATACGAAATTTGGTGGATATACTGCCACCTGAAGAACTTCAACGCCAAGCGCAAGTTGGTATTGAAACACAAAGCGAGCAATAATTAACTTATAACCATATTATGAGCGAACAAAACATAGAGCAAGCTGATGCTCCTGAATCAGCAGTAGAAGAGCAGGCTTCTCAACCCGCAACCGAACCCGCATTTGACAAAGATAAATTCTTTCGAGGTGCGTACAACGAAGGGAAAAGCAAAGTCGAAAAAGACGTTGTTACTAAGTTCTCTGAAATATTGGGAAATGACGTTGAGTCATTAGAAGACGCATTTTCTCGCATACAGCAGACCCTGCAACCTAAGCAAGAGGAAAAGGGTGAGTCCGAGAAGTTGCGAGAACTGTTACAGCAATATCAGCAAGAAGCTGAAGCCGCAAAAGAGCAGTTACAAATGACTCAAATGCAGAACAGAATTGACTCTGAATTTGGTAGTGCGTTTAGTGCGTTACAGCAAGACAATGAGCTGACCCTAAAGACCGACTACATAGAGCAACTGTTCTATAACGAATATGAAATTGAAGAGTCTAACGGTCAATTTTACGCAGTAAAAGATGGCGTTCCTGACCTAGACGAACAAGGAAATCGTAAATCAGTAGCCAACTCTCTTATGGAGTTTGCTAAACAATTTGCAAAGCCCAAGAAAGTGGGCGCTGGCGGAGCAACTGGTGGTACTCCAGCTAGTAGTGAACGACCAAGTCGAGCAGAGTTTCAAAAACTTGTACGCTCGTCTAATCCAGCAGACCGAGCCAAAGCAGAGGAACTCTTCGGAGCGATGAAAGCAGCGGGCGGTTGGGCTGAACAAGCGTAAATCCATCTTTTATGGTTAGGCAACACCTTAATTGTCATGTCTTAGGTCACAGCGACCCAAAAGCTAAATATAAACCTTACATTTTAATTTAACTTTTATTAGATATGGCAATTAATACTAATTTCAACATATACGAACCAGAAGCGTTTGTAGAGGTAGCTTTAGCTAACCAATATCCAGACCGACCAATGGTATCTAAAGCCGTTACTAACGTAGCTGGCGCATCTATCGAAGGACTCGTTGCAGCTCGTAACAAGTCTGTAAACATCACTCGTGCGGTAAAGCCTACGGGTTCTCCTAATTCGTACTCAGGTTCTTACTCGCTAGGAACTCCTGATGCTAACGAAGAGACGTTAACCATTAACAAGCACTACTACAACGGTTTCAGCATAGACAAGGCTGACCAAAAATTTGCACTTCCTGACTTAGTACAACAACATTTTGTACCAAGACTACACCAGCTCATTGACCAAATCAATGCTGATGTAAAAGCAGAAGCTCGTAAGGCTTTTGAAGTAGCTTTCGCTGATAACAACACGGATTCTACTGTAATGGATGATAATGACCTTGCAGAAGCTAGAAGAATCATGGCTTCTCGTAAGTTCACTACTGATAACCTAATGATGGTTATTGACCCATTCGTAGAGAAAGACTTGACTACCCTAAACATCTTCCAACAAGCTAACACTCGTGGAGATGCTGGTATTCAGTTAGGTGGAGCTATGGCTCGTGCGTATGGTTTCGACTTCTTCGTAGATAATCAAGGGTCAAGCCACACTGTTGCTACCGTAACTGACGCTGTTGTTGCTGCTAACGAAGCTGTTGGTCAAACTGAAATAACCATTGATAACGGTTCTGGTAGCGCTGCTACTGTATCCTTATCTGAGGGTGACATCATTACTTTTGGTTCTGCTAAGGGTACCGATGATTTCTATACGGTAGAAAGCCAAACAGGAACTGTATTGACTCTTAAAGAGCCGTTACGTGCTGCTGTTGCTGATGATGCTACTATCAACCCAGTTGATATTGCTTCAGGCGACACTGGGCGTGAGCAGTTCTTTTACGACCCATCTGCCCTTGCCTTAGTAACTGCTGTAATGCCTTCAGTAGATAGCGGTTCAGGTTCTGGCGTTCGTAGAGCTGCTGGTTTCGAGCCAATGAACAACGTAAACTACACGTTGACCGTAGAAGAAACCAAGTCAGGTGCTGACATACTTATCGAAGTTCTTTACGGAACTAAAGTATTCCGACCAGACTTAGGTGGACGATACATTCGTGGTAACGTAGCTAAGGCGTAAGCCCTAGTAAACTAATTGAAAGGGGTGTGGTTACCATCTTGGTAACTACCCCCTTTTTTTAAACCATGAACGCCAAAATGATAAATATAGACGAGATAATGGATTCCAAAGCATTGGTAGGCACTATAGGCATGATTTCAAGTTTAACTCTAAACCAAGTGTCAGCTGGTGTATCTCTTCTTATCGGTTTGGCTACACTAGGATACATGCTCACGAAGTGGTACGGAGAGTGGCATAGGGTAAAACACGAACAAGAACAACGAAAGGAGCAATAGTAACACATGGCGTTTAGTGACCTTACACTTACAAGAAATGATATAGATGCGCTAGAAGAGTTGACGTTTAAAGGAGTAAACGTCACTACGGGCACGACAACGCTCAATCTATCGGAAAAGGACAATCTGATATTAGACAAAGCAATTAAGCTCCTTAAAACGGATATTTTAGAACAATTAAGAGAATACATAAATGATGATACATATAGCACAGAAACATCCTTAATTGATGCTATATATGACATCGACACAGAAGACTTATTGGTAGACTTGTTATCCTACAAATTTTTAGAGTTGTGGTTTAGTCAAGACGCTACTCACAAAGAAAGTTATTCGTTTCAGAAAGCTGGAAAGTATTATGCTATGTATAACCAATATCTCACTGGTAATCTTAGAAGACTTAGTGGACTACTAACTAAACCAAAGACGACTCCAAGAGTTCGTTTTATGAGCTTATATTGATGCCATGACTATAGGCGAGGCAATAGTAAAAGATATAAAAGAGATGTTCAACTCATCTGAGCTTGGTAATGTCTTAGATAATGTAGGAACAATATACAGTGATTCTATAGAGGAAATGAATAGGCAAGCTCGTGAGCCAGACGGAGCTAGTAGAACACCTCTAAATCAAACGTATGCTGATATAAAGCAAGAGCTAGGAAGACAAGATGTTGCTGACTTTTATTTTAGTGGTGACGCTTACGAGTCTTTTTATTATGAAGAAAACGTTGGTGACAAGTCAGTAGGTTTTGGTTATAATGACGCTACCATTACCGAGTATATGCTAAACCACGAACAAGGAACTGGTGGTGTGCCTGAGCGTAGACAATTTCCTATAGAATCAGATTCAAATAGTGCTGAACAGCAAATGAATTATGATGATGTAGAACAAGAGTTATCTGCGTACTTAAATACACCAAGAGTTATTAGAGTTTCGCAGCAATTACAAACAGCTTAATATGGATAGAAACGCAATACTTAGTGGGTACGTAACGAGCTACAGCTCTTATTCGTCTACAGACGCTAGACCAACCGTTGAAAAGGTATTGAAGTATAGCGGAAATAATTTCGATATTAGAAAGCGTGCAGATATTAAGCGTGAAGTAGTTATATTTAAGTTACTTAATGGTTCTACTGACTACAGACTTAATGATGAAAAACCTAGTGAGTTGAGCCAACGGTTTCAAGCGCTAGTATATATTGAACAGCCCGATTCGCATAGCTTGAAAGACACGATATACGATAGGGCATTAGAAATTAGTGACCAGCTGTTTGATTGGGCAACCACGACAACGGCTTCAGACGTAAACAGTGACCTGTGGACGTTAACAGTTATTGGGGTAGATGGTATCGAAGAAAGAGATGGGTACTTATCTACTGTAGTCAATTTTGAAAGTATAATCCAAATATCCTAAACTAAACACAAAAAACAATGGCAAAGTTAATATTTGAATCTGCTGAAATCCTT